AATTTTACATCGTTTTTACTCATGAATCTCTCCAATAAGGAACATTTACATTAATCTGATGCCATTTGTCATCAGTACCTACTGTTGTAAGACTTGCTACATCACAACAAACATCATTGAATTTAACTGAATCAAAGATTGCAGAAATTGTATCTGCATAACCTCTAGCTACATTTGTTCCTGTCTTAATCGGTACAAATATTTGTATATTTATTATACCATTATATCGTTTAGCATAATCTATTGCCCTATATTCAGTATCTCCGTTTAGTATGTTAAACCTTACCCACGAAGCATTGTTTGGTGTGTCAATATCTACATTACCCCAAGCTATAGAAGTTGTTGTCCAGTTAGTATTAAATCTTCCCTCAATGTTAGCTCTTTCACTAGCGAACGACATTTCTGATACTCCTTTGTACTTGTAGCATAGTCAAATCAACCATGCCATTTGGTGCTTGTGTACTAGAACCACCTTCTAATGCACCAATATACGGTAAATGATTTGTAATGTAAATTGGTCTTTTGCCCGACCCTTTTGGTGGACTAATAATTCTAAATTGTGTGTCTTTTGTTATAGTAAAGTTAATGCTTCCATATCCAATATTCCAGTTAGCTTTTGCTCTACCAGTATCAACAGGTGTTTTTTCTGTAACGCCTTTGTAAATTTCAACAGCAATCTTACGGACTACTTTTTCAATTTCTAAGCCAGTAGATCTAGCGAACTTATCTAAATCTGCATTAAAAGTAGCAACGCTCATCCAAGCCTCACTAGGTTAAGCGTGTATGATGCTTTAACAGAATCCGACTTAATGCTATTTATAGAATATATCTCACTATCGTATTCAATTGTGTCTGCTGTGTTAGGCTCTGTCGAACCCGAATTTAAATCTTTACTAGCAAACATAACTTGCAAGTCACCTGTAAATTCCTTTTCTTTTGTGTTCCCATCAACTTCGCCACCAAGAAATTTAATTACAGCAGGAACAGAGTAGTTTGTTACAGCATTTGCAACGGCTCCTGTACCTACATTGTAACTGCTTGATGTTTTGTGTTTGTAAGATATTGTTTCGGTTATGTCACCTAAAGTAACAAAAGCCGATTCAACTAAGTTTTGGATTGTCGCTCTATAAGGCATTACGACCTCACTACTGCTACAGAGCCAAACTTCGCTCTAGCATAAATTGTTCCCCACCCTCTTAACATTTCCTGCACTATATCGGGCATAACACTTGCTGTGTCAGTCTTGTCAAAATCTAAAGTAATGTCACCAACTTTTAATGAGTCAAGACCTTTGCCTTCTGCATTAACGGTTAAATCACTTTCAAGAAGATGCCCTGCAAATTCTGAGGTTGCATTAATAATTTGTTTTGGAATAGCTGTTGAAGATACAGAGATGCCATCCCAATATACATCTGTTCTTCCCCAACCTAAAGCCTGTGTACTTGTTGCTCTTGTACCTGTCCAAGCTATTTTTTCATCTAGTATTCTTGTTGCTTGTTTTAAAGCCTTTTCCTTGTCAGCTGTTGAACCTGCATCCCAAGTTGTAGAATATAATTTATTTGAAAAGTAAGTGTCTGCTTCAGCAACTGTACAAAAACTGTCAGACGAAGCTCCATTTACTGTTGCATCTATAGACATAATTACTCCTGTAAATCCCCCACCCGAAAGCAGGGGATAAGATTAAAACTCTCTTAGTCGAGAATACCTGTCATTAACGCTAATCCCTTGTCAGAGAATAGAGCAAGACCGTTGTACCACTTAACACGAGTAATTGTTTCATCTTTAGTTTCAGAAATACCTGCCTCTACGACTTGTATACCTGCTGAACCACTTGCAGTTAGTCCAGAGATACCGTGCATCATAGAACCATCATCCAAAGTACCCATAATTACAGAAGTAGCTGTTGAAACATTACCCTGTGTTTGGTTTACTGGGATGTAGTCATTGCGGTAGATTGGAACACCTCTGTAAGCAGGAAGTGTCTTTCCACTTGGCAAAGTAACTGTTTCACCGATACCTGCTCCACCTAATGCTCTAAGTAGTGCCATGTATGAACGAATAGTTCTAGCGTTCATCATAATGTAGTCGATTTCACCATCTTTGTCTGTAACTTTGTCCATGCACTCATCCATTTTAGCGAATGAAAGGTTAGAACCGTTAGTTGCACTTGCTACTTTTTGACCTGCTGATGCTAGGTTAAGTAGACCATCTAGCTCGTTGCTTGAGCCAGTACCAGTAATCATTTTATCTTGGTACGCACGACCCAACGCTTTCGCCTTAGATGCTACTTGCACAGCTTTTTGGTTATTAATGTTAGAGCGTGTTGCTTGAATCAATCCGTTTACTTCTGCATCACCTACAAGAGTAGTCAATGAAGTTGTAAGCTGAGTGAAAGTTGCGGCTGCTTTTCCGCCCGAAATCGCAGTACCAACGGTTGTCCATTGAGAGGCTCCAAGTGCGTTTTCTCTGTTATAAGCTAAAGAATTACCTTCAATACCTGCAAAGGGTAAAACTTCATAAAAAGGGTTAACAGTAATGATATTTTCAATCACCCCTGCAACCAACATATCTTCCGAAAGTTTTGCACTTTCTGCTAAAGTTACTGATGCCATAATTATGACTCCTATATAAAAAAATTATGCCCATGTAATACAGGCAGATTAAAAAACATCTACTACTGTATGCCACAGGCGATAAAGTAGGGTCTAACTATCTCCGACAGTCAATATGTGTATTATAAACCTATTTTTGGAAGCCCATCTCTAATTTTTGCATTGGTGTCAACTTTTGGCTACTGTTAGCACTAATTCTACTACCATGCTTAGAGCCACTTCCAAATGAAGATTTAAATAAATGTGGTGCTACATCCATCTGTGACTTTACCCATTCGTTTACTGACATAGGGTCAGTTGTTCCATGTCCAAAGATAGTGTTGCCTTGTGCATCTGTAGGTACAGCCTTGCCATCTTTTAATGAAAATACAGATTTAGATCTTAACAAAATATCATCCATACCAGTTTCGACAACTCCTGCTTTAACTGCTGAATCTCTCACAGCATTGTCAATTACTAATTTTGCTAACTGGTCTTGTAAAGATTCGTTCACTTTGTTGGTTTTTTCCAGTTCACTATTGTGTACCTCTCTCATCTGCTTAGTTTTCTCAGCGAGTAACTCATCAATCTTCCCTGCATCAATAAGTTTTTTTTGTTTCATTGCCTCTTGCTTACTTTTCATATCGTTGTAAGCATCAACATCAATGCCTTCAAACTTGCTTGTCAAGGCTTCCATGTCTTTCATAAGTTTAACATTATTAGAACGAAATTCGTCTAATTTTGTTTTGATTCCTGTAAATTCTTCTTCAGAATAGGTTTTTACTTCGGTTGCTTCTTCGCTCATATATAACTCCGTTATATTAAAAAAATGACTCTGTCCTGTAATATTTTAGCATAAGTTTTTATCACGCACAAAAAAGGGTAAGACCTCACCTTACCCTTAGTGTTAAGAGTTAGTTATTTTTAAAACAACTCTCTGTCAATTTTTAGTTGTAAGATACAAGCACCTAAGTCAGCTAGTATTTTCATTTGCATATCTAACTGGTCGGGTTTCATATTGTGTTCTAGTGTTTTCATTCTTTCAATTTCAGTATAAGCCTTAGTCCACCACTCTTTTAGTTCACTAAATTTATTAACTTTACTAAAATTTTCAACTAACCAACATCCTTGCTCAAACAACAATTTAAATGGGTAAGTACAATAATCAAACTTGTACTCATCCCACATATCGTATTCAGTTAAAACAACTTTGTATTCTACATTTTGTGCATACTGTATTAGTTTTTCATTTTTCATAACCAATAACCTCTCTCTCTGCTAAATAAACTTGCTCTCTTAGTGATTTCCATCTTGACACTAATAATTGATGTCTTTGTCTATCACCAATTGACCATTTGTCAAAATTTCTACAAAATGCAATATCAAAATGCTCGTGTTTTAATTCGAGTCTTTCAATATCTTCTAAGATTTCAGACTTTTCTTGCTTTAATAGTTTTAGTTCTGACATTATGCCCACCCTAATCCTAGATTTACATCTTTGCAAATCATTACATAGCCATAACTTTTTAAATCTTTAGCTTTTTGTTTAGCTTCTTCCAATGTGTACATTATTATGTTTCCATGATAATCTCTCATTGGTTCGGGATTTTTACTTAATTTAATTTCTAAGTAATAGTTTTTCATGTGTATCTCCTATTTTGGTTTTTAAAATATAGACTTTTTCAAGCCTATGAGAGAAGTATACGCCTTTTGACCGTATTTGTCAAGTTAGATTTTGACTTTTATTTCTTCGAGAGTGAGGGGATTCCCTCTTTGATTAACCAAATCACTAAAACTTAGCTTTCCTGCTTTCCACAGTTTTTGCTTTTGCACACCTAAGACTTCAACTTGAAATGCTTTTGATTTAGATCTAAGCCATTCTTCATAATTCTTGCCACTTGCAACTTGCCCATCCATTGATGCTCTAGTGCTTCTAGGTATTTCAGCAAACTTGCCTTTAGCACCTAATTCTTCCCAACTTTTTGTAACAGGTACTTGTGTACTTCGGCAATTCCAATGAGCAGTTGACCCTACAAAAACTTTACTGTGTCCTATAGGCTTATAATCCAAATCCCATTGCAACCCATCTAAAGCCATACAAATCTCAGATGTACGATTATCAAAAGTCGCTGACCACTCAATACCTTTTATAACATCAGCGTTATTTTGGTAAGTGTCTAAGCGTGAGGTATTAGCTACTGTCTGTATAGAACTGCGGACTAAAGCATCAGCACCACGATATTGAGAATACAATGCACCATCTTTAAATCTGTTTACTTTTGTACCCACTAAGGAAGAAACCATAGCATCAGTAGTTAAGCCTTGCATCATTCCCATGCGTATAGTATCTTCAAACTTGCTTTGAAACTGTATGTTTCTTCTTTTCCACCATCCCTTTGTAGGTGACCCCTCAATTAAAGTGTCATTAGCAATACTGTTAAGCATTGACTGACTCATAGTAGGCGAAATAGCATCTACTTTTAAAGATGTGTTAATAGCAGACACCGTTTGTAACTCCGACAATTCTGCAACTTCTTTTAGAATAACAATTTGTTCTTTAGATATATCTTTATAGGCTTGACTAATAGCTTCTCTTGTTTGCACTAACAAAGCCTTTAATCTTTTTTGTTGTGTTTTTTTATTTACAGTAGTTATTACTTTAGACCTTTTTAGATCTACAACAAGTTTAGTTTCAAGTTGTTTTAAATCTTTAATAATCTTACGCTGTACTGTAGCTTCATATCTTTGAATGTCTACAGCATAGCCAGTAATTTTATCGAGGATTTTTTCGTTTATATTCATGAGAAAGGTGACATTGGTGGGCTTGGTGGGTGTCTTTCTTCTTGTTTTTCATCCATTTTCACCCACCCTACGGTATCAGTCATTTGTTTTATCCCCCTTAAATCAAAGATACGAAAGCCATTTTTATCGTTAATCTAGGTTTAAAGGGTTTTGCACATCAATCCTATCTTTTTCATCCTCTACTGTTACTTCTTCGGGTAATATCTCTCCCTTCTTCATATTGTGTAAGAAGGTTTCATGGCTTATTGCACCCGATTGCCATGCACCCATCAATGCTGTTAGTTCTTCTGGAAGAATCTTAGTATCAACAAAGTCAGTATTAAGTGTAACCTCAATGTCACCACTTACCCCTTCCCACTCTGCCATAACGCTAAGTGCTTTAGCTATTCCTTCTTGTACAGATAACACAGCACCTACAAGTACAGATGCTTCAGAGTTTTGTCTTAGCCTTAAAGATTCAGCAGACTCAACACCTGCTTTTTGTGTCTGTAATAAACTAGCACCTAAACCTGCCATTATTCCACGCTTTTCTTCTACAGCTTTTTCTAGTGCCTGTAAACCTTGACCAGTAAACTCAAGATAACCTGCTTTACTTGATGAGTCGGGTAATATCCAAGCTGACCCTGACCCGATTCTTAACTCACTATCGCCATCAATACCAGTTACATAGGGTGTCGGTAAAGCTGTAAAGTGCCTTCCATGTTCTAAGTCAGCACTTGTACGATACATTGACAAGTTAGTATCTACTAATGACATTAAAGGTGGCTGTGTAGTATTTAGGTTTAACTCGTTTCCACTTAACGCAACAAATGGTATTTCTTCTAAAGAATTACCCACTCTTGTAGGGTACATTTCTTCATAAACATTCCAACCTTGTGTTTCTCTCCAAATTCTAACTAGGAATTTTCCATCTTCATCAATCATTAACTCACGATATTGGTCACAGTAAGTTAGGATGTATGGGTCTTGCGAATCTTGTTCTACATAAGTTTCTTTTAAAACTATTGTATCTTCCATCCAGTTTGTTATTTGTTCTGTAGTGTAACCCGACAAATACGCTCTATCAATAGTACGGTCAATCAAAATACCTTGTCTGCCCATTAGCAATTGTTCAGATAGCATATTAGATATAAAATCATTAAGAGTTACACCTGTGCCTGTAATATCTTCTGCAAGTTCTAGTATTCTTTCGGGTGCATTAATAACAGGGTCAACACGCATAACAGCACCAACCAAACCTTGTACTGTGTTTTTAATAGCATTAACATACATGGCTCTAAGAACATATGCCCCATATTCATCTTTGTCTTGACTTCCGAGTTTAGGCAAATAGATTTCGCCCTTAGTTTTTATTGCATCTGAACCTAAAAAAGAATCTCTGACTCTTGTCCATTTTTCCTTTGATTCGTTATACAAAGGATGTGTACTATCAATTCCCATTTTACGCTCCTATAACTTTTGCCAGTTTTGGTTTTCCTTTTTGTTTAATCATAGGTTGTAAGGCATAGCGTAGAGCATCAATGTAATGATTGTGAGCATCTACAATGTGAGGTAAAACATCCTCTGTAAGCCTATCAACTTTATAACTATATCTAACAAACTCTCCTGCTGTTTCTATACAGCGAGTGTGGATAAATACTCTCTTAAAACTTCTTATAAATTCTATACCATCTTCAACACTACCACCCCATTTATGGACTGCTTCCATTCTATAGCCTTGCCTTCTTACAAAACTGATAGATTCGGGTCTAGCTGAATCCCCTCTTATTATATGCTCTTTTGCTCTAGGAATTTCATCTATTAGTCTGTAGGTATTGTCTAACTCAATTTGTCGACCACCTGCTTCATAGTCAATATACAAACAACCATCCCAAATATAGCATCTCAATATAGCTGTCGGGTCTTGCGAAAAACCCCAATCCAAACCATAATAAAAGGTTACATCTTCTGGTGCTGTAAAGTCTGCCACTTCAAACTTATGTCTAAATATTTGTGCTTCAGATGTAGTTCTACACTCCCCTTCCCATATGTGTAAATACTCGTCATAATCCCATTTCTTCATGTACTCTAGTTCTTTTTCAAGTTCTTCAGTAAAGTATGGATTATCGTAATAGTTTACCTTAACCAATTGACAATCTTCTCGTTGGTTATTAACTACAAACTTTTGATATGTCGGGTCAGACTCAAGATTAGGATTAAAACTTACCCATATTTCGCTGTTCTTTTTACGAATCGTAGGTATTAATATTTCCCATGATTCATGAGTAATTTTTTGTGCTTCCTCTACCCAACAAATATCTACGCCCTCAAGCGATTTAATTTGCATAGGGTCATGTCGCAAACCATAAAAAAGAAATTCAGTACCGTTTACACCATAGATACCTTCCCTTGTAACTCTAAAGAATTTTTCTAGACCCATTCTCTCTATACATTGATGTAAGAGTTTGTGTACAGATTGTTTCATTGAGCCTTGAATCTCACGAGTACATAAGATTCGCATTTTAGATCTAGCACCCATAACAAGTAAAGTGTTAGCAAAACTCCATGACTTGCCACCACCCCTGCCACCGTAATAGATTTTCATCCTTGCAGGTTCAAACAACGGTTTAAAGATTTTAGGTATCTTTACCTTACCTTTTAACTCCATTATTCAACAAATTCTACATTGAGATTTAATCCCCCCTCAATATCAAATTCTTGTCTTTCCACATAACCTCTATCTTTACCTTTCGTTTTTAATAAAAAGATAATTGCTGTCGGATGTTTATCATCTACCAGTTCATACAATTTACTCTCAGCAAAGTCTAAGACTACATTTTGTATCTCATCCATATCTTCACTAAATTGCTTATCTTCTTTTCTCCAACGATACGGTGTAGTTCTATCTATCCCTACACGCTTAGAGGCTTGACTAACAATTCCCATAGTGTTTTCTAATTCACCTAAAAACTGTTCTTTTTTAGTGTGTTGTTTTTGTTGTATTGTATTCATGCCTTTTTACCTTGTTTTGGCGAACGCCACGCCCTTGAATATTTATGCTCTTTTATATTTAAATGGTCAAAAACTCCATCTTTATAAAGCAAATCTACTTCATCTTTTGTACACCCAATTCCTTCAATTATTTGTTGTGGACTATATTGATGCTCATCTATTAGCGATTTAATTATAGAGTGCATTTTTATAGACACATGGTTTCCTTTTGCTCTGTTTATTCTTATTGTTAACAGTTGTCTTTCGGGTTCAGATATTTTCATAATCACCACAGGCACTTTGCCCTTAAACTTATCTAATAGCTTCTTGCTTTGCTTACTAATAAAACTTCTGTGGTAACCATCAATAATTGTAAAGTCCTCACTTACAAGAATTGGCTGAATCCAACCGTTTTTTAAAATACTAAACTCTAGTAGTTTTAATTCTTGATTAAGAACAACATTAGGGTTATAGTCATTTGCTTGTAGTTTTGTAGCATCAATCCACTCAACATTGCTTATAGGATTATCAATTAATTCCATGTTCGTATTTTAGTATATTAAAGTTGTGTTTGTATACAGGGGGGAAAGTTACACCGTTTTTTAGATCTACCCAATACTGCTCACAGGCTACAGGGTTACGGTGTATGCTATGGTGTATCATGTGGCAACGCCAACAGATAGGCTCTAGCACTCTATTAATATTATCAAGTTCTTCTTCAGTAATTTCCACGGGAAACCTTGCAAATACTTCTTCTAATGTATACAAGGTTACATCATAATCTTCATTATGTAAATGTAAAATTCCCTCAGTCTGTCCACAACGCCTACATTTGGAAGGCTGTTTCACCCAACCCATTTTCTTAGCTTTGTTAGTTAATTTTAAAGATGCCAAGCGTTGTTCTTTAGACCATTTTTTATATTTTCTCATTATTTCTCCACTTTTAGTTTTGTATAGGCAATACCATTATCGCCCATTCTAGTTATATTAAACCCCTCTTTTTTATATTTAGGCAAACTTAAAGATGTACAGTAAGCACTCATTACAGTAGGAGAATACATTTTAAATATTTTTTGCATTCTAGCATTCCATAACAAAGTGTAAAGACCTTGACCTCGGAAATCTTTTTTTATGTAGTCTGTTTTTAGTCTTATGTGATTTGTACCTAATTCTTGCCAACCAACAACTCCAACGAGTTGTATACCTTCCATTATACAGAGATAATGCGAATTTTTATCGTACTTTTTTATAGCTACACGCTCTTTTCTTAGGTAATTAGATAGTCTTTGATAGACTTCATCATGCTCTATTGGATATATCTTCATATTCAAAATAAGATTTAAGTCTTTCGGGTACAGGAGTAATTGGTCTTTTGTAAGTTCCAGCAATTACTTTACCAAAAACATATAACGCAGGGTAACCACCAAACGGATTGTCATCTCGCCTGTTTTTTTCAGCAGTCTTTTTTACTCGGCTAACTTGCAACATAGCTGAAGCGTGTTGACTTTTGTCTGTAATATTTTCTTTAATGTATAAGTATATTGCTCCCCATGGGTCACCATTAGCTTTGTCTTTGTACTGGTATGCAGTTTGACTTGCTCTGTTTCGTATAATGTCTTTGTAATATCTAGTCTGCACATCAATTTCTGGAAACACATCCATAATTTGGTTATACAACAAAGGGTCAATAGTTTTAATTTTGTGTATTCTTTTACTTGCCTCTGCGTGTAATTCTGATGCCACTCTTAATGAATCTTTGTTAAAAACTTGTGCATCATAAATCTTACAATAATCTACATTCTTGTCATAAAAATATTTAAAAATGTCTTTTTCTGACCAATCATAAATTGGCTTAAATAAATTAATGTTTTTAACTACAGGGTTTTTTGTCAAGTAAGGAATTATGCTAGATGTAACTCCTTGAAATCTTGTTATGCTTTCTTGTGCTCTAATGCCAATCATCATTGCTATCTTCTTATTTTTTTTATTAGCAAAATAATGTTTGTCAAATGTAAACTGGTCACATACTACATCTAGCTTTTGTGCAATATCGGGTTTAGGAACAATCCATTGTCTATTTTCATCCCATTGTATGTATTTTTTCTTAGAGCCTAAGATATAGATTTCTGACACTAATGGTGTTGCCATATACACAAAGTTGTATCTTGGGTTTTTAGCATCTTCTAATACAAACTCTCTAATGCTATTTTGTATTACTTCTTCATCTCTAAAAATAACATTGATTTTATCGTCATAATCGTTAGCATCTAGATATTCTTCCATTAGCTTTAAACAAACTCTGCTATCTTTACCCCCCGAATAACTTACCCATAATTCATCATGCGAATTGTAAACTTTATCAATTCTATCTAATGAGGCTTCGTATACACTTCTATCTTCATAGATTAAATCACTTTTTTTAGCCATCTATATCTTGTCCAATAAATTTAAGGATGCGTTCACTTTCAGACATATCGTTTTCTTCATACACTTCAGCAATATATCTAAGAATACGGTCAGAGATATTTTCGTAATCTTTAAAATTGTTTTTTAGGTTTTTAACAAATGCGTACCAAATGTCCATTTGTTGTTCATCTGCAAAATAAATAGTGTAATCGTTAAATTTTGTAGTGTCTTTTGCTTCATCCATTGTTTCATCATCAGATTCTACAAGAAACATTTTTGGGTCTAAGTCTAACGCCCACTCATCTAATTTATAAGCATCAAATTGCTCAGAAACTAATTCCCAATCCCATTTACCAAAAGCTATATTATCTTTCATAATAAACTCTTGCTTTTGTTCTTCCGTAAAGTCCTCTACTTTAAGTATAGGCACTTTTTTTAACCCTGCCTCAACACAAGCCTTAAATCTCATGTTGCCACCCAGTATGACATTATTTTCGTCTATGACAATGGGTCTAATCTCTAACATTTGTGGAAAGTTTCTTACACTATTTACTAGCTTTGCAAACTTTACATCGTCAATGTTTCTTGGATTTGTGTCATTAACATTTAGATCTACAATATCCATATAGTTTGGAACATAAGATTTATTGCTCATTATTTACTCCTTAAAATGGAACATCATCTTCAGGTTCATCTCTACCCAAATCTTGTAATTGACTTGTTTCATCTACTGTGGAAACTGCATCAGCTACCCATGGCTCAGTTACTTTGCCTTTAAGCATTTTTGAGCCTGTACTTGTTACTTTGTATTTGTCAGTAAAACTTCCAGTAGCTTCATCGTAAACCATAGAAAAATACAATGGTATTTCTACATCTTTACCATCTACATTTGCTTTAACTTTAATAATTGGTTTGCGTGATGCCATTAGACTTTCTACACCTTGTCGATTAAATATGCCATTTTCGACATAAACAATAGCTTTGTTTGTCTTATCGTACTGTGTTCTTTCGTTCATTTTTTTCTCCTTGATTTCATATATATTGAATAACCTTTGGTTACAAGGTTGCCTAGTTGTTCAACTGTAATCGTAGTCTTGCTTGACGATTTTTTTGATGCAGGTAACCACCCTGCGTTAGTTGAAAGTTTGTTAATAATTTTGGATGTAAAGATGTTGCCATGAAATGCTTGGCAATGTGCTACTGTGTAGCCTTGTTTAGTTTGTAATCTTAAAATATCTTTGTCCTCAGTAGTCCAACCTCTCCGAGATTGTGCATGAGCAATTGTCCATCCTTTGTCGTTTTTTAGTTTAAGGATTTCAATTTTGTTAGTAAACTTATCTTTTGCAGTTAAAGTTGGGTCTGTTAAATGTTCTAGGAATTGTGCATAAGTTATCATTAAATCTCCATTTAGGTGGTTACTTAGGGTAACCAATCCCCCATAAGACCTAACGAGGTGAGGAGATAAGGAATGATGACCTTACTTTTCTACCCCGAATACCTATTGGGCATAGGTAATTCTAAATTGTATCTTGTTTGTCAAACAACTGGGAATGGTAATCTTGCACTTGTATAAAACCTTTGTCACCTGCATCTTCCCATATTTGCGTAGCTTTATTTATATCGCCATTAGTCTTTGCTTGGTCTAATTCAGCTTTCATAAAATTTACATCTACACTACGCTGTTGTGATGCTGTTAAAGGTTTATTATACGCATTATTTACAGGCTGTGTTTTAGGTTTTTTGGATCTACCGACTGCTGTTTCTCCATCATCATCAGCATCTTGCCCAATAGCTTCAAGCGATAGCATACTTACAATTCCATAACGCCTTGCGTAAGTCACACATCCGCCTAGCGACTGCATGTTTACTTTGCCTTGTGGCATAACTAACCTAACATTACTTTCCATGCAATCTTTTACATCATGCGACATAAACACCTTAGTGTTAAGAACATCGCCTAATTCAGTAACCTGCACACTCTGTACTATAACAATGCCTAACTTATTAAGTGTAGGCTGTATAGTTCTCAGCACATTGTTAATGTCTGTGTATTCTGAATTAGCATAAAAAGAGTTTTTAGCATTTTTTACAACTTTTAACTCTGTTTCCTTAAATTTGAGTAAGGCTTCTCCAAGCGTTAATTTGCTCATGACTTGCCCCCCATTTTAAGCTGTTTAATTAATCCATCTATCCATTCTTTTGGTTTCGAATTTAAAAATGCTACAGCTTCGTTTACAGTAGGTTTAATGTTGGTTTGGTCTTTTAGTTTGTATTGTGCAACTCGGCTTTTGCCACCGTATCTGTTTTTTACAACCAAAGTGTGTGTTTCAATATCTACACCTCGTTTACGAAGTTCATATATCACAGCACTTAACCTATAAACACCACAATCTTCCATAGCTTGTTTACCTGTAATTGAGCCATAATCATGTAGCCATTTTTCTATTATTACTTTTTGATTAGTTATCATGTAATACTCCTGCTTTAGTTAATAGTTCAGAAAATTGAGTTAAGACATTTTGCTTGTTGCCTTTTAGTCCAAACTCTCGCTTTATAATCGCATAACACGATTTACCTCTAGACAATTTCATGCCTTTAAGTTCAAGTTGTAACCCTTTTCTAAGAGTTAAGTATCGAAATGTGTGTATGTCATCACCTGTTATTATCATTTTTTAACTCCTTTATTTTTTGGTCTATTTTGTCTATTTTGTTTTGCTCGTTTTTATAGTCTTTGAGCAATTTAAGAATGTCGGGATGCACATCAAAGAAACCTGCTCTGCGTTCTTTTTCTTCATCATACAAAGCATCATTGCGTATTTCTTCCATGTCTTTAGCTTGTTGGTCTTGCCAATCAACAGGAACATAGCCATGTTCGGTTTGTTCTATCTCGCCATTTTCTTCCATTTCTATGACTTCTCTGCTACCTTTCATAAGTATATCCACCTTGCAATATATGGTGCTTGGTGAACAATGTAGGGTATCAAGCCAATACAAATACCAATAATAAGCCAAGTTCTACCTCTAAGTGGTATGTAGGCTTTTTGGTAAGGTATCTTTGCATAGTTCTGATAGCTTTGCTTACGAGTAGCCAAGCCTTTACGCCATAGCCATACATTTAATGAATGGCGTATCTCAAACAATCGTCTGATAGGGTTTTTCATAATTACTCCTGTTTTGGTCATATAAAACAAAATTGTTTTATGGGTACAATTATACGCCTTTAAGACAGATTTATCAACTCAAATAATTTAGATCTAAAGCCTTATTTATTCTGTCTAAGTAATGAGATTGAGAGCCATAACATTCTTCCCATACTCTCATACCTAAATGGTGTATTCCTTGACTTCCTCTGTGGTGTTCTACGCACAATGGAATCGTGTTACAGTCATCAGCTTTTTTACTTAAGGCTGAGTATTTATAACCAATTAAATGATGGATTTCAGCAGGTCGCATACATATACAGCAACCATAATCAGCTAAAAATTCAAACCTTTTTTGTCGTTCTTTTTTTGTCAATAGAATGACTCCAATTTAACTACAGTTTCAGCTAATTGTTCAGCAGTATAATTTGTTAAGACTCTTTCTAAGATAACATTTGCAGTCTTATCATACAATTTACTGAATTCTTCTTCGTTCATATTACCAAAAGCTATAGATTGTGCTTCAATTCTTACCGAACCATCTACACGATAAACAGCATTAAATCTACCTGCCATAATAATAATGTCTTTACGAAATCTATCAAATGACTTTTCTGGAATTACATCTTTCCACCTTGAATCTTCAAAGTTTGAGGGTGTCCAATTTTCATAAGCAAATTTAACTAAAGCAAACCATTTTTTGTGAAATCTGTAGTTTCTAGGTTTTTTGAAATCAGCAGTTATTACATCATTTCTAATTAACTTACCTACATAAGTTTGTGTTTCTTTATCAGCAGGTAATAATATTCCCCACTCTGCTCCTTCTTCCTCAAATTTTTGTAGTGTCAGTTTCATTTTTTTTCTCCTTTTTGTCTTTTTTCTTTAGAAATTGTTCCCAATCTGGCTCTTTATGTGTTTTTTGATATATTTCTACAAGTCTTTCTAAAAAAGGTTTTTTTTTCATCTTTCTTTCATCCACATATTTGCTTCAACACTATTCATTCCCCCTGTGTCCATATAATATTTTTTAGCCTCATATTGCACATAAGAAGGTATGTCTGTCCAACCTACTCCTTGGGGTGGGTGGTCTTTAAAAAAATTCATTTTATCTTCATGGTCAGATGATTTCCATTGTCCATACCAATCTATTTGTACATCTATATTATGTGCCAATTTTTTAATCTCCTCGTGATTTGTAGGTGCGAGACCTCTCATTGTTTTAATTAGTTGTGCAGGTAAAGGTGGATGTGCTAAACCCATATCATAATGTTGGTTTAGTGCTATTCGCCATGTGTTTTGCTGGTGTATTGATAATCTTGCAATCTGCTCTGAAAAATCTTTTAGTGTTGCTACTTTGTCAGATTTGGATCTAATGAAATACCCATAGTTTCTTTCGCACCATGATGCAATTTCTGATGCAATTTGCACACAGTCCATTTGCTTGTTGTCTATATCGTTATTTGCGTACATTTTTCCTTTCTAAAACTGCCTTGTGTATATTAGCATAACTGTCTGTTTCCGTAGGCGTATTATTTTGCACTCGTGATAACCAATTCGTTACAAATCTTGGCATACCTCTAGCTGTTTTTCTCTTGCTAGGATTTGCCACGAGCCAAACTCTCATCTTTACCAATTCTTCGTGTAATGCAACACTCGGATAGGCTTGATGTAGTTCTTGTAAAAAATCGGGGTCTAAATTTACTTCTTGTCCGTTATCCTTTAAGGGTAACCCGACATTATTATTAACATTATTATTGACATTAACATTAGCATTACCATTAGCTAGTGTTTTGCTTTCGTTTTGCTTTTCATTAGCTTTAGGTTTGCTTTCGTTTTGCTTTCGTTTTGCTTTATTACCACGACCACCTAGCTTACCATTTAGGTATTTGCGATGATTAGCTTCAAGCTGTGGCTTAATTAAATGAAACATAGCTTTTGGCAAATGCTCTAAATCAATTTCATTATGATTTAAACCAAACTCAAAAATCGCATCATATAGCTTTAACCTATCTTTGTTAGATAGTGTAGATAATGCTAAGTGAAAACTACGATACACCACGAATGAATCTTTCATTTTTATCTCCTTTAGTTAATTAATTTTAACACAGAGATTTATGTAGGTGAATTAAGTTCGCCTACTTTTTGTTGCAAAACATCAATATAGATTTGCTTAATTGGATAGCCTTGCTCATATTTTTGCCATTGACGAATACCAACACCAATAATATTTGCACAATCTTTTTGACGAAGGTTAAAGTGCTGTCTAAACTCTTTAAGTTGTTTGCCTGTTAAATCTGCTTTTTTCATAACGCTCCTTAATTGCTTAAATTATTTTCAATCTCATTCCAAACATCATCTGTAAAGTCATATACATAACCACCACCAAAAGATGGCTCAAAGTTTTTAGCTATATCTTTGATGTCAAGTACACAATTTATCAATAGATCTACATTTGTTTCATTAAATTGCATAGTTTTAAGTTTGTCGTTAACAATGTGTTGAAACTCACGAACATGGTATTGAACTTGTGTAACAAACTCCTTGTATGCTATGTCATTTAATTGCTCTTGCGAATAATATCTTCTAAAGTCGGTCATCATTTTCTCCTGTGTAATAGGCAGTTTTGACACTTGCCTAGGTGTTCCAGTGTTAGTTAGCTTTGATGTAACCAAGCTGACTAGCCTCTTTTGTGTACTGCATGATAGTTTTATTAGCTTCCCAATGCATATCGCGTTCAATAGGTAATCCGAACGGTGGGAATTTAATAGCCTTTAACTCATCTAAACTAACATAGCCGAGTTCGGGAGTTCCATGACCTAAGTCACATAACCCAAAAGCTACATTAGTTTCGGGGTCAAGTTCTGTAAGTAACCAAGTACAGCTTGAGCCACCAAACAACTTAACAACAGGTTTTAAATCTGTGTCGGTGCTGTGTTTATAATTATGCTGTAGCATTTTTTTATGCTTATCTAATAACATCTTCATTTTACTTCTCCACTTTAGTTTCAGCAATTAAGGTTTGCTGTATACCTTGTTTACAATTATACGCCATTTTGACGCTACCTTGACAAAAAATCATACTGCTCTTGCGTTTCAAATCTGTCATGCACCCTAATTAAATCGGGGCATGGGTATCCTAAAATTTCGCTAATATGTTTTCTTAAAAATTTACTACTGCTCACATCAGCGTACACGCCATTCGCCATTGGTCCTAATTTTCCAGTTGGTTGGTCAACTGGCTCTAGGTGTACACCAAATTGTTTTCTGTACACGATTCTGTAAAGAGGTGCTTTAGGATTGGGAGTTGATGTTGCGTAACCGCTAGGAATTTTTACTCCCTCGATAGTTATGCACTCACAACCTTCCGTAAGTCCATAACTACCAAATTTTGTTGTTGTTAACCATGCTTGATTAAATGCCATTATTTATTCTCCTCTGCTTTTAAAGCATTTCTTACTAATTTCCACGCTAAGTCATGATGATGTATTGAACATTCATCTTTTTTGCAATAATTATTTAATTTTTGTAAACATTTTTTAAGTTGTAAAAGTTCTTGTTTTTTCATCACGTTTTCCCTTTTTGTTGTTATTTGTTTTACTAAATTGTTCATTTTTTGTATCTCCTCGTTTTTTGGTCTATAGGTTTTTTGCAACCTATGAATACAGTATACGCCTTTAATTCGTATTGTCAACATAAAAACAAGGTATTTTTTACTTTTTTTTGCATATAATGTGAGATATGCACGACATCGAACACAAAATACAAGTATCTATCTGTCAGTATTTAGATCTAAAGAATATTTGTTACTGGGCAGTACCTAACGGTGGGCGAAGAAATATAGGTACAGCAAGAAAACTCAAAGCCGAGGGCGTAAAGGCAGGAATACCTGATTTAACTGTTATACATGATGGTAAATATTATGGAATCGAAGTTAAAAAACCTAAAACCATAACACCTAAAGGTAGGCTAAGTCAAAGTCAATTGGAAACAATAGCTAAAATTAACGATTCTGGTGGCGTTGTTGGTTTAGCCTACTCAGTATCAGATGTTATAGATTTATTGGAAATTTGGGGTATTTCTTAACGCCTAGAGGTAATGCTCGACCCAAAATACATACCAACTACAGAAAGTATTGCATGACCTAGCCATTCGGGGGTAACAACTCCCTCTAGTTCTACATAATTTACAATGTCTTTTGTAAAGTCTAGAAACAGTAACTTAAATCCTTCAGTCGATATTACTGGTACTTGAGTTCTAATGTCAAAAATAGCAGGTGCAAGAAGAATAAACCCTGCCATAGCCATAAACGATATAACTAAGAATCTACGAATCCAGTTTGCGTTAGGGTTAGAAAATGCCCTAGCACTAGCTACACTTTTTTCTGATTCTGAAAATCTATTAATTAATGCTTTTTGTTGTTCGGCTTTGTCTGCTGAAGACTGCGACCACATTTTCATAAATGCACCCCCCATAGTCGAAACCAACATCGTGATAACTTCTAGGGGGAGTCCAAACATATCTTATGCTAGCCAGTTATAAACAACACCAACAACAACAATAATAGCAAACACCCATAAGCTAGTACGACCCTTTGCCATTTTCTTCATTTCGTCTACACTTTTCATAAAACCCCCATTCTATTATTAGACAAATTTCAAAGCTGTAACAATTCCCAACTCTGAAATTGCATAATACCCTACTGCACCATAAAAAGTAAATCTTATCTGATTTAAGGTTAAGACAATCTTATCAAGTTTAACGTCAGTATTTTCTGTTTTGTTAAACAGTTTTGATATTTGTTTGCTGTGCCTGTCAACTTTATGCTCAAGCATTTGCACTCTATCTTCCACGCTTTGTCTTTTTTCCTTTTGTACCTTTATACGGTTTTTTTTTATAAGCCATAATATTCTCCTAGTTAGCTAGTGGGTTATCTAAAGATTCTTGTATTCGTTTTTCTATATCAGTTTTAGTTTTATCTACTTTTATTTCAAATCTATCTAATTTAGTATCGTAATTTGTTAGCTTAGTATCTACGGATTGTAACTTCGTGTCAACTTTAGATTCAAGATTCCATTGAGAATTTCTTAAATCTGTCATGTCTTTTTTTAATTCTATTTTAATAGCATTTGCGTGTTCTTCAATACGAATTACATCAGCAGAAGTTTTTTTCATTTGTGAACTAATTTGTCCTAAATCTAAGTTAGCTAATACTTCGACCTTTTGATAAAGTAAGAAACCACCATACAGAGAACCTACAACAGTAGAAATTAAAGCAAACAAACCCATAATACTTGCACCACTTAATTTAAGACCCCCGACTTTTACTTTCTTGTCAGATAACCCTTCGCCTTTTTTTACAATTTCTTCTAAGTCAGCCATTAGTTATTAAATGCCCCACCATCTTGCATTGTTTTCAAATATTCTATTTCTTGTTTTAATCTTTCTACTTCTAATCTTCTACGCTGTAATTCTAATTGATAAAGTGTGTTGCAATTTATTCGTTCTGTAGGTGCGTCAAGTGGAATTATTATTCTTGCGTAAACTCCCACATCTTTTGTTTGTGGTGAAGCCTCCTTATTGCTAGAAATAAAACTTTGTAAATCGTTTATAACAGCTGTCATTCCTAGTTCAAAATTTGTGCTTCCCCCAATACTATTTGAGCAATCTAAATCTCCTGCCCTAATTTTATCTGTGCCACTTGTCGAACTAATACTTGGTATAGAAAAACTCATTGAATTACTATCTGCTATTGCCTGTGTACTTAGCAACAACAAAATAATTAACCACCTCACTTAAACCTCGAACAAATCCTAGACTCTACAATTGGTTTAAAATCATCATTACCTCTTAATTTAGATGTCGAGCAAATATATTCAGCATCTGTAGTATTTTCGGTACTCATAAAAACATCAAATTCTGCATGTTTTAAATAAGGAACATTTATATATTTGTAGCGTGTGACAAAAGGTAAAGCGTTCCATTCACTATCAAAAATATTTATTTGATACCATTGAACATCTTGACGCTTATTAAATATTTTCATAGTGGTTTGTTTTGCAGTTGGAACAAAAGACATTGACCAACTTGGATAAGTTGGAGTCATGTCGTGACCAAGCACAGTACCACCTAAAGCAATTAAAAATATTACTGAGCGATACATTCTGCTACAACAACTGCGGTGTATGAGCCACTCGGAAATGCTTTTTGTTGTCCACCACCATATGTAGCAACAGAAGAAACACTAAACCAAGTTGTTCCTGCGTGTGTTAAATTGTAAATTCGCATTGCTCCACCATCTGAAGTTGTTGATGCTGATTGATAGCCACTCATATCATTTACAGAAGTTTGGTCAACTGCTACTGCTCCTGTCCATACAACTGTGTCTCCTAAACTTGGACTAGAACTAAAAGAAGTAGGATAACTTATTTGCGCTTTGTATGCGTTTGCTAAAGAAGTGTCAATACGCACTATAGGTACTTGCCCTGCACTAGCAGGTAAGGTAGTTAATGTGTATGCGTTAGGGTTTCCGTAGTAACCTACTGTATCAGTATTAACTGTACATCTTGATTCTACATTACCATTAATGTTAGTGTTTGCTTCAACACCACCAAATTTCCAAAGCGTACATCCATTTAAAAGAATTACTAAACTGATTGCTATTATTTTTTTCATTTGTATTGCTCCTCTACCATTTGATTCATTAAACTGTCTTGCGACAAACTTTTAAAGACAAGTCTATTATCCACTATATCTTTATCTTGTAATGTAATTGTGTCTTTGTATGTAGTGCTTGGAATGTTTGCAACATAATAATCATTAATATTTGTAGCTTTGTTTATAATTTGTAGAAGAACAGATTGACTTATTTCACTTGCAATAGTTAAAGCATTACTACTAGAAGCTAAAGCAATTTCTAAACGGTCTTTTTCTTCATCTTCTTCATTAGACTCATTATTTTTATCTTCGTCATCTATTAATTCTCTGTTTGTTTCTTCCATAGCTTTAGCAACATACTCATCATCAAGAGCATCATATATTTCTATCTTTGGAATTTTTGGCATAGGCGGTATATATCCTGCACAATTTTCATTATTTTGTGGGTTTCTACATTCATCCCATCTGTACATATACAAGATTGTTACATCTTCGATACTACCTTTACCTGTACTTTTAATTCTTCCATCACCAAACTGCTCAATCGGTGTATAAGGCAAAGAAATAATATTTTGTATTTTCATTCCATGTTTGCCATTCCAATCATGTTCTTCTTGGAAAACATAACCACCACCAACTTTATCATTTTCAATAGTAACAGTAAAATCATCAACAACATTTTTAACTGCTGTGTAATTGTAAAGTACACCGCTTATGTCTAAACCTTCTTCCGCACTTATACCTAAAGTGGCTGTGTTCATTTGCCAAGTATTGCCATAAATAGCGGTGTTACTCGTGTAGCCAAAATTGTAGCTAAAAGAGGAATAAGGCAGTAGCAATAGCACCCATAATGCCAAGAGCCTTGTCACGCTTTTCTTGTGTACTAATTTCATGTTCTTCCTTTGGTTTTGGTATTGATTCAGTTCTAACTGCCCATTGTCGTTTAGCTTGGTCACCAATTAAACCATTAATTGGGCATGGAGTACCTGCATCCATCATAGCTTCCCAAACATCTGGGTCTTGACACATTACGCTTACTGCCGCAACTTTCATTCCAAACATGTACAGCTTTTGTGCTTTTTTTAGTCGTAAACAATTTTCTTCTGTGTATGTCGTTCCTACAGAAATACCTAAAATTTGCGTTTGTACTGACCCACTAGAAGAAATCGTACATAAATCTGAGTTACTACCGCCAAATTGTGGTGCTATTGCACTAGGCGGTGGACTTTTTATTGTAGTTGTCTGTTCGCCTGTCGTTGTAACAACGCTTGTTGAATCTGTAACAATTGGATCTGCACGAAGTGAAGAAAAAGAAATACACCAAAACGCAAATACAATTAAACCTGCTAT